CTGACAAGCTTGTTGGTCTTGATAATTCACAAATCAGCGAAATACGTAAACAGTTTTTAGTTGACAAGTTCCTTAGCCACACAGCAGAGGTTCTACGTATGGCATTCAAATGCTTCCAACGCTTTGGACCCGATGAAGTATTCTTCCGTGTAACAGGTATCCCCGATGCCCAGCTTATGGACAAAGGTAACCCTGATGAAAGTTTTGACATTATGATTAACTTCGATGTCCAAAACAATGACCCAGAAACAGTTGAAAAGAAACTCCAACAGTTCGTACAACTTAACTCACTTAATGCAAATGGTAGACTTAATGTTGACGCTCTTCTGGACGTTGCCGCTGCGTCTATTGACCCTGTTATGGCTGATGCAATTTTGCAGCCTGTTGAGGATGCACAGCAACAGATTGTTAAGGATGTAACTGATGACCTAGCCAAGATTTACTCAGGCATAGAAATGCCAGCTAGACCAGCAGGAGCACAGATTGCACTTCAAGCTATTCAGCAGTACGCTCAACAGCCTGACGTTGCACAACGTCTACAAACTGACGAAGCCTTTGCTGCCCGTATGCAGAAGTACATCGGTCAGTACACGTTCCAGATGCAACAAGCACAGAACGCTCAGATTGGTCGTGTAGGTACACAGCCTGCACAAATGGGTGATATTCAAACACAGAATCTATAATGCCACTAAAAAGAATCTTTCCAGGAACTTATCCAGAGGTAAAAAATCCAGACGGAACAGTTAGCAATATAAAAACAACTGTTGTTGGTATGGACGACTTTCAATATGTCTTGCCAACAATGCGTGCTGGAATGAAAATGACAACTAATCAAGCCATTGAAAGTGCTAAAAGATTTGGGTTGGATAGATTTCCAAAATTTAAAGATAAACAAGAAGCCACTAACTACTCTAAATTTTTAAGTGGCAAGGTTGATAAATACGGATTTTTATTACAATGATACCTGATATGCCACCAGCAAATATTTCTCAAGCAGAACAAGCTAAACGAGCAGAGGATGCTATGTTTAAGAATGAACTCTTTGAGAGAACTAAACTAAACGAAGGATACTTTGAAAGTGTATATAAGGACACCAAGGGTAATCCAACAATTGGTATTGGTTTTAATTTAAATGATGCAGATAACCTGCGTTACTTAAAAGAAAGAGGAGTAAATGCTGAAGCCTTAATATCTGGCAAAGAAGCACTAACTCCAAGTGGAGTAAAACAGCTTTATGTGTTCAGTATGAACAAGGCGTACAATGATGCATTAAAGTTTGACCCTGACTTAGCATCACGACCAAGAGCTGCCCAAGCCGCAATACTTGATATGTCCTTCAACTTAGGTCTCACAAAACTAAATAAGTTTGTTGAAATGAAGAAAGCACTTCAAGCAAATGACTATCAAAAAGCTGCGGATGAAATGGTTGATAGCAATTGGTTCAAACAGGTAAAGACACGTGGACCACGTATGGTTGATATAATGCGTTCCGCATCAAAGTAATTTATGAATATCCAAGACGATATAGAGAAGCTACACGACTACGAAGCGTTCGCTCGCTTCATTAAAATGATTCACGAACTACGTGAGGAGACAATACAAGAACTCCATGAAGCTCCAACTGAGCAGATACAGCAAGTGTCAGGACGTATTATTACGTATGACCAAATCATACAGATGGCTGGTTTCGATAAGTTGAAAAAGGTTTACACAGATTATATGTAACACCCTATGTTATAATCCGTTCATCGGCATCGCTCGCCGTTAATGAGTGGACAAATTATGACAGACGAAATCGAAACAGGAGACGCTGAACCTGTAGAAAACACAGTGGACAATACTAATATATCCGTCACGGATTTTGCTAATCGGAGACTTGGCGAACTTAACTCAAGGGCTGAACAGCCAGAAGAGTTAGTTCAAGAAGGGGAAGAGGAGCCAGAGACTGAGGAAGTAGCCGAGGAGGAAGTTGAGGAATCAACTGAAGTCCAAGAGGAAACTGAAGAATCTGAGGAAACTGAATCCGAAGATGTTCTTTCACAGTTGGACCTGGACGAAATGTCCGAGGAGGATTTGCGTGAACTATCTGAAAAGCTAGGGAGCCGTGCAGTAGCTCGATTCGGTGAATTGACTGCTAAACGTAAAGCTGCCGAAGCACAAATAAAACAGTTAGAAGCCAAACTTCAAGAGAAGCCTGACCCATTAAAGACACGAAAAGTCGAAAACAATCCGTACAGTAGCCTTGATTCTATCGAAGCGTTACAGAATAAAGCGGAGGAAGTCGATGGTGTTGTTGAATGGGCTGAGGACCTTTTGTTTGAAAGTGATGGCTTTAGTGCAGAAGACATAGTAACCGAGATTGAAGGCAAGGAGTGGACAAAGAAGGATGTGCGACAGGCTTTATTAAAAGCACGTAAGGCACAGAAAACTTTTCTCCCTGACCAGCTAAGTAAAGTTCAAGCACAAATCGAAGGGGAACAGCTTGCTGGTTCCTTTGGAGAACGTGCTAAAAAAGAACTGGACTGGCTTGATGGTGAGGACAACGACTTGCGTAAACAATACGAAGCCATCGTTGGAGATGACCGCATGAAGGAGATTAAAAAAGTCTTCAAGCGTGAAGCCCCAGAACTTGGTGCTCAACTCGATTACTGGTTTGCTCATGCTACTAATAGTATCTACGGACGTAAGCCTGTAGCAACTACTAAGAAGTCACCAGCACTCAATCCCCCTAAGACAGGTAATCCATCCGCTGCTCAATCTGAAAAGAGTACAGGAAGAACTGCCAAGGCTCTAAAAGAATTAGAAGCCAGGTTTAAATCGACTGGTAGTGCAAACGATTTCGCCGCCTTACGAAAACTTAAAATGGCTTCACGCCGTTAACTAAACAATAACTCATTAATAATAACTTATAATGTCATTCTCAAATACATTCGACACCACCAATACTGGTTCTGGTGTTTCCAATCGGGAAGACTTGACTGATGTCTTGACTATCCTTGCTCCTGAAGAGACTCCTATTCTCTCTTCAGCTAACAAACAACGTGCTACTGCTACTAACGTAGAGTGGACTGTTGATTCGCTAAGTGCTCCAAGTACTGCTGGTATCTCTGAAGGTGCTGACGTAACTGCATTCACTGACCAATTCGCTGGTCGTGCTCGCCTTGGTAACCGCATCCAGAAGTTCCGCCGTGACTACATGGTATCCGACCTCCAAGAGGCTGTTGATTCCGTTGGTCCTGCTAAGATTGCTCAAGCAGAAGCTAAAGCTATCCGTGAACTAAAACGTGACGTTGAAGCTACTATCGCTGGTACACAAGACAGTGCTACTGAAGATGGTGCTGGTACAGCTAACCGCCTTCGTGGACTTGGTGACTGGCTTGACGGTGCTGCTGGTGGCGTTCCTGCTACCTTCCAGACTCCTGGTGGAAGCATTAACCCAACAGGTACTAACTTCACAGAATCAGTATTCAACACAATGATTAGTTCAATCTTCCGTGTTACTGGTTCTACTAACAACCTTATGCTTGTTGCTGATACTGCTCTTCGTAGCACTATTGCTGACTTCGCTCGTACAACTGCTTCCGCTACTGACAATGTTCGTAGCGTAAACTATGACGGCAACAGCGGTTCAATCAAACTATCCGTTGACTTATATGAGTCAGACCACGGTGTTGTTTCAATTGTAAACGGTAATCCTGATTGTATGCCAGCCGTTACTGGTGGTCTTGCAAATGGTGCTGGTTATATTGTAAACCCAGAATACTACGGTGTTCACGAGCTTATCCCAATGGGAAGCACTCGCCTTCCAAATCTTGGTGGCGGTGAGCGTGGATTCGTTGACTGTGCACTCACACTTGGCGTGTACCACCCTGGTGCCCACGGCTACGTCCAAGCAATTAGCTAACCCCTAACTAAGGAAATATAATATTATGGCTATTAACCTTAAAAAAATCGGTGACATCCAGACATTAGCTCTCGGATACACCCACGAAGCTACAGTAGACGCTTCTGCATTCTCAGCCTCCACTGGAGCACAAGCACTTGCATTTAATGTAGGTGGAGGTGCTCTTGCTGGTACAGTTGGTAAATGTGCAATCATTGTTGACCAGTTGGTTACAGCAGAAGTTACAGATGGCGGAACCGCTATCAGTGATGCTACACTAGCTGTTGGTGATGATGGCGACGCTAACGGTATGGTTGTTGAAGTTGATGTATTCAGCGACAGCAGCAGCCTCGGCAAAATCTTTGCCAACAATGGTGCTATTACTCAAGCTGGTAACCACTTAGTTACTGCTCTTAGCGTAACATCAAATGGTACAGGCAGTGGACTCGGTGACGCAGCTAAAGGTAAATTCCGCTTCCTCGTGGAATACTACCCAACAGCTGGTCAGGGTTTCTCTAACTAATTAAATTCTGGTTGGGGGGTCTTCGGACCCCCTGCCTTTTTTTATCTATGGATATAATTATTCCCAATATTAAACGCTACTCCGATGGCGAGATTGACCGTGCATTCATGCAGGAAATCAAAAACGGATTCAAGATGGAGCGGAAGAGTGAGCAATCACGTGTTGACCAAGCCGCTAAAGAAGCTACCGAACTAAAGGGGACTACTCACCCTACGCTCGGTAAACCAGTCGCAACTATTCCGCCACGTGAATACTTCCGACTTGTACAGAAGTACGGTCAAGAGACTGTGCATTCTAAAGAATTTTTAAAGTATTACCAAAAAAAGTTTCCACAACTTAGCCCTAACAAAATCTAATGCAGACTCGTACATACGGCGATTTATTTAAATTAATCCAATCCTTATCAGGGGTTGGTTCTTTTGCGTCATCAGAACAAGATGATATTGCGAACTTTATTAATCGCCGATACTCGGAAGCTTTTGAAACAAGTCCTGTATGGAGTAGATTTTTAATTACATCAGAAGAACGAAAGGTTCTTCCGTTGGATTTAACTATTTCTGGAACAGCACGTGCTGACGGTAATCCAGCAGAACTAAATCAGGACTACGAGTATGTTGGCGTTGATACCGAAAGGGGAATGCCAGTCTATATTGGTAAAACAAATCCAAGTGCCGCAATACATAGGGATTCATCATATCGCTGGGTTATTGGTGCAGCAAGTAGCAATTTATCTATTACTGGTGCTAAACCATTTGGTACAGTTGATGTTTCATCAGTAAGCACTTATTTTCGTGGACAACTTCCTAGTACATCATTTGTTGCAAATTATATATACAATCCTGTTTCTGATACATACACAAAAATTTCAACATATACTGATACAGTTCCTACATTTACGGTAAATAAACAATACATACCGTATTCTCAATCAAATACTGTAGGTTTAGCTTCAACTCAATCTTTATCAACAATAGGTGGATTTAACCGTATTCACCGAAAACAATCATTTAATCGAAACTCATCTATTGAGTATGATTTTTTTGTTGACCGTTTGGGTGCTCATATTTTAAACGCAGTAACATCGGATGCAACATCTGCATTTGTTACTTATAAACAACAGTTTACACCTTTTACAACAAGTTCTAATTATTCAACAAGTAGCGAAGAAGTTCCTTCTGAGTTTTTTCATTACTTGGCTCATTCTGTATATGCTGACTTTTTACGCATGGATGGTCAAACAGATAAATCTTTAATAGAAGAACAAAACGCTAAAAACTATTTAGACTTAGAATTAGAAAGAATTGATTTAATTTCTAATAATAACACAATCAACAATAGATTCACTACTTACGTAAATCGGCAGTCCCGATAGACGATAACCCTGTGATATAATACCCAACATGGCAAGTTCACGAAATAACACACTCGAATTCTCATCAGGTGGCTCAGTATTAGCTACAGAC